AACTCCGGTTATCCGGTGCAAGAGGTTATCATGACGGAAGTCGTGCAAATGAAAGAGGCGGAAGAGCCTCGCAAGGCCACACAGGTTGCCTAAGCCGAAAGGCTACAAAATACTGATCGCGTTACCAGACCCCGAAAAGGAATTTGCGGGTGGCATTATTAAGTCTGCCAAAACGATTCAAGATGAAGAGGTCGGCTCACTTGTTGGCATGGTTCTAGAGATGGGACCGGATTGCTACAAGGATCCAGCGCGGTTCCCCTCTGGCCCCTACTGTTCACCGGGCGATTGGATTCTCATGAGATCTTATTCAGGCACCCGTTTTAAAGTGCATGGAAAAGAGTTTCGATTGATTAACGATGATAGCGTTGAGGCTATCGTTGAAGATCCGAGGGGGATTGTCAAAGTATGAGTAATCAAATGGAAACGCAAACAGCAGAAGACAAATTTTTTGGCGTTAAGACTACCTTCGATAAGAGGGCAAAGAAGGCGGAAGAACAGTCTGACATTGATCTTGAAATTATCGATGATCGACCCGAGCAAGACCAGCGCCCACAAAAGGCAAAGGATTCCGGGGAAGATGAACTTGGTGATGATGAGCTTGGTCAGTATTCAGAAAAAGTTCAGAAGCGCTTAAACAAACTTAAGTACGACTACCACGAAGAACGCCGACAGCGAGAAGCCGCCGAGCGCATGCGTGAAGAAGCAGTTCGTGTTGCCCAGCAGGTGACTGGCAAGAACCAAGAGTATGAGGCAATCATATCTCGTGGCGAAGCAGCCCTTGTGGGACAGATACAGGAACGAGCAAAGCTAACTCTAGAGGGTGCAAGAAATGCTTATCGTAACGCCTATGAAGAGGGTGACACCGATAAGATTATTGAAACCCAAGAAAGACTAAACAGAGCGCAGGCTGAGTTTCAAGAGGCTGAGAAATATCGCAACAATCTTGAGCAAAGATTTAAAGCGCAACCTCAGCCACAATATAGTCAGCAAGCAGCTCAACAAGCGGCTTATCAGGCAGCCCAGCAGGCCGCACAACAGCAACAAGTTCCAAGGCCTGACCCAGCTGCAGAAGATTGGGCTAAAGGAAATGAGTGGTTTATGAAGCCCGGCCATGAAGAGATGACGGCTTTGGCTTATGGGTCACATACCGCTGCAATAAACAACGGTATTAAAGTGAATTCGCCGGAATACTTTGAGTACATTGATAATCGTGTACGCATTGCGTTCCCTGAATATGATTGGCAGGATAAGCGGGTAGATAGCCGTACCGCGTCTGCGACTGCCAATTCTAGGACTTCCTCGGTAGTCGCTCCTTCTTCTAGAAGTAATGGAGCAAAACCGCGCAAAGTGCAGTTATCGGCTACTCAGGTTTCTCTCGCCAAGAGACTTGGGTTAACCCCAGAGCAATATGCCAAGCAACTCTTGAAGGAGAACATGTGATGGCTGAAGAGCGCACCCCAAGAAGTAAAGATACGCGTCAAGAAGAAGTACGTCCATCTGACAGCTGGGTACCCGCTTCGATCCTACCAACGCCCGATCATCGGGAAGGGTGGGTTCATCGTTGGATACGAACCAGCACTTTAGGAAACGCTGACAACACTAACGTGTCTAAGATGTTCCGAGAGGGCTGGGAACCATGCAAGTTAGAGGAATATCAAGAGTTAATGGTTCAGTCTGATGTTGGTTCTCGCTTTGCGGGCAACATTGAGATTGGCGGTCTGTTGCTGTGTCGAGCACCCAAAGAGAAAATGGAAGCTCGAACCAGACATTTTGAGCAGGTTGCTGAAAACCAGATGAATTCTGTTGATAACAACTTCTTACGCGAAAACGACCCTCGTATGCCTATGTTAAAACCAGAGCGTAATACGAGAACAACATTTGGCAGGAGTTAACCTCTGGCAAGGGGTGCTCCTAATTAGTAAGGAGGCCTATAATGGCTACCACTGCGACCCCTACGGGTGCGGAACCTACTGATACGCTGAGTGCGAGCGGCTCTTTCACCGGAAAAGTTCGTCACATCAAAGTTGCAAGTGGGTACGGCACCGCTATTTTTTATGGCGATTTCGTCAAGTTAGTAAACACAGGTACAGTTGAGAAAGATACTGGCACTGCTACATTAACACCTGTTGGTGTTTTTGTTGGTTGCGCTTTCACCAGCCCTACAACTGGCGAATTAACTTTTTCTCAGACGTTCCCTGCAAGCACAGCAGCAGACGACATTGTCGCCTATGTTGTTGATGATCCAAACGTGTTGATGCGTATGCAGTCTGATGAGGCTATCGCACAAACAGGCTTGGGCAACAACGTTGCTGTAGTACAAACCGCTGGATCAACTAGTATCGGACGCAGCAAAAATGCTGTTGACGGCTCATCTATTGATACCACCAACACACTGCCTTTGCGAATTGTTGACTTTGTCAATGGTCCAAACAGTGCTGTGGGTGATGCATTTACAGATGTAATCGTTAAGTTCAATGCTGGCCACCAGTATTCCAACACCACTGGCGTATAAGGAGAATTAAGCAATGGCTATTTCACGCGCACAGATGCTTAAGGAACTCCTGCCCGGGCTTAATGCCTTGTTTGGTTTGGAGTACGAAAAGTATGAAGACGAGCACGAAACGATCTATGAGACGGAAACGTCTGAGCGATCATTTGAAGAAGAAGTGAAGTTGAGTGGCTTTGGTGCCGCACCTGTTAAAGCTGAAGGTGCAGCTATTAGCTATGATTCAGCACAGGAATCTTTCACTGCTCGATACAACCACGAAACAATCGCAATGGGCTTCTCAATCACTGAGGAAGCAATGGAAGATAACCTGTATGACTCATTGTCTGCACGTTACACCAAAGCTTTGGCTCGCGGTATGGCATACACCAAGCAGGTTAAAGCAGCGAACCTATTGAACAATGGTTTCACTACCTTTAACTCTGGCGATGGTGTAACACTATTTAACGCCAACCACCCGTTGGTAAATGGTGGTGTTAATGCTAACCGTCCTTCGGTAGGTGCTGACTTAAACGAGACTTCATTAGAGAACGCAATCATTGAGATTGCTGCTTTCACTGATGAGCGAGGCTTGTTGATTGCAGCTCGACCAACGCGATTGATTGTTCCGCCCGCGTTGATGTTTACAGCAGAGCGTTTGCTTGAAACAACTCAACGTGTTGCTACAGCAGATAATGATATTAACGCAATCCGTAACATGGGTTCAATTACCGGCGGATATGCAGTCAACCACTACTTGACTGATAACAATGCGTTCTTCCTCATTACTGATGTACCAAACGGATTGAAGCACTTCCAGCGTACTGCGATGGAAACTTCAATGGATGGAGACTTCGACACTGGCAACGTTCGCTACAAAGCTCGAGAGCGTTACAGCTTCGGTGTTTCAGATCCTCTTGGAATCTACGGCGTTCCCGGAGCAAACTAAACCAAGGGGCCTCGGCCCCTTTTTATTTGTATTTTTGCGTTAAAAACTTTCTAGGATATATTTATTGCGTTCTGACAGACCTAGCTGACGACATGCAGACAGGCGCAATCAACTCGCATGTGAGGAAATTAAAATGGCAACAACTACTTTTTCAGGCCCAGTCGTATCAGACAATGGGTTTACAGGCAATATAACCGGTGATGTTACAGTCAATGACTTTGTAAAATTAACAGCAATTGAGACTGGAGATCTTCCTGCAGCTGCTGCTGACAATGAAGGTCAAGTTCGCTTAATTTCGGATAACGGTGCTGGAGACGATGAATATTGTCTTGTAATTAGCACTGGAGCTGATTGGGTAACCGCTGTAGGTGCAGCATTAAGTTAATGATTGGGGCGTAAGCCCCTTTTATAAAGGAGAAATTTTGTGAACAGCTTATCTCAGGTATTTCAAGTCAGTAAGCGCGAAAGCGGATTTGCTGTTCTTGGTCCTCACCGACTTAAAGTTTTTTCAATTATTGGCTCCGCCAGTGAGGGAAAGCTTACAGTTTTCGATACCAACACGGATCCAGTCTCAGGGACATATGGTCAGTCTGGAACAACAGTAACAGTAACCGATACTGGTCATGGGTTATCTACGGGCGATGTTCTTGGTATTTGCTTTGGCACTGGAACTGGGGGAACAGCGACCTCTGGCAATTATCAAATTACAGTAACAACTGCGGATGATTTTACAGTTACAATGTTAAACTCTGACACAATTACAAATGATCCGGCTTGTGTTTACGTTGCAAACGATGGGCCAAACCAAGCAAAACC